TATACTCCTATCATGTGTCCATACGACGTGAATAGCGGGGTGAAAGGATATGTCAACATTTTTATTCAAAGCCGTTTTTTCCGGCGGATTATTCCGGCGGGAGGGAGCACCCGAAAATAAGTGCCGGAAAAACGTAAATCTTGTGGAAAGCGCTTCCCATAGTATTGCGCTACTGTATGATAGCACCAATACCAAAGGCATGGGAGGTGGTTGTGAACCCACAGAGAACCCAGTGGCGGACGACCCGGCGAGCACCTGGACAAAATGTCCAAGTGCTCAGTCTGAAATGTCCAAGTGCTCGCGTAGGCTTGTCCAAGTGCTCAATCTTCATGAAATACAAGCGATTATCGCCGTACGGACAGAAATCGACGTTTTCTGCCTGCACTTGGACAAAATTGTCCAAGTGCTCAGGCGATTTTGTCCAAGTGCTCGCGCCCAATTTTCGGATACCCGGGGAGGCTATCATGTGTGACCGGGTAACCGAGATTTGGATGAGCGTCGCGCGGGTGGCGTTGCTTACCGGCAGGTCGGAGAAGACCGTGCGACGGTTGGCAACTACGGGGCACTACGAATCGCGCAAGGTATCGCTGACGACCAGGCGGGGCCAGACCCGCAAGACCTTCATCCGAGCCACGGACGAGCTGCGGGAGACGGAACTGCGCACGCGCAGGGAAAAGGGGTTCCGCGAGGCTGACGTGCTCAAGGTCGAGGAGGTCGAAGGCGAGGAGCCGCTGGTGCGCTACTACCTGTCCGACGAAGAGGTGCCGTATGAAGCCTGAGAGACCCAACGTCTCGCGCGAGGAGGTCATGCGCGCCCTCACGTATGGACTGGAGAGCGAGAAGAACCGCGAGGCGGAGATTTTCACAGACACCCTGCCCCTTCATTCGGACAGCGAGGCACGGCTCTACGGTAGTCTCTGCTCGCGTATTCTGGAACGCCTGGAGCAATGCCAGTCGAAGGTGTCGGAGTGGAAGGCCATCACGGAAGACTACAACACGGGCCAACTGGTTCCAGCCCTGTTCGAGCTGAAGGGCAAACGCACCGAGCGCGCCCTGCGGCGCTGGGTGGAGTCCTACCAAACCGCCAACTTCGACTGCTACGCCCTCATCCATCAGGGCAGGGCCATCCGCAAGGGTCGCAAGGTCACGGGCGAGGAGCAGGCGGTGCTGCTGAACATCCTGCTGACGCCCCGGCGGGTCAAAATCGGCACCGCGATAACGCGCCTGAAGCAGATGGAGATGCTGAGGATGCTGACCTCTCCCACGGATGAACGGACGCTCCGCCGCTGGTGCGAGGACTGGTCGAAGCGGCACCCAGCCGAGTGGGCGCAGGCTCGCAACGGCAGTAAGTATGTCGCCGAGAAAATCATCAAGAGCATCCTGCGCGACCAGTCGAAGCTGCGGGTCGGGGACGTGTTCGTGGCCGACGGTCACAAACTGGCCTTCGACATCATCAACCCGGAAACCGGCAAGCCGCAGCGCATGCTGCTCATCCTCATCATCGACTGGGCGTCGCGTTATCCGGTCGGGGCCGCCCTTGCCACGAGCGAGAACAGCCAGCACATCTGCGTGGCCTTCCGCAACGCCTTCCTCACCTGGGGCGCGCTGCCGAAGTACGTGTATCTCGACAACGGCAAGGCCTTCCGCGCCAAGCTCTTCCACGGCGAGTGGGAAAAGCACGACCTCGAAGACGAGCTGGGCGGCATCTTCCCGCGCCTGGGCGTCGGCGTGACCTTCGCCAAGGAGTACAACGCCCAGTCCAAGGTCATCGAGCGCTTCTTCCACACCTTCCAGGAGCAGTTCGAGCGCTTCGTGAGCACCTTTCGCGGCGCGAACGTCGCCGACAAACCGGCCACGCTGATGCGCAACGAGGACTGGATGCAGAAGATGTTCGAGGGCAAAGCCCCGACGGTCGGCGAAGCCATGAGCATGATGGACTTCTACTTCCGGCATGTTTATGGCAACTACCCGCACGCCGGAATCGGCAACCGCAAGCCCTACGAGGTCTTCTCCTCGGCTCCCGTGCCCGACGACCGCCGGGTGGAACCGACCCGCCTGCACTACCTGATGCTGGCGGTGATGCGCCGCACCGTCAACGCCGAGGGCGTCATGCTGCACAAGCTGCGTTACTACAACGAGGCCCTCGTCGATTACGTCGGGCAGCCGGTCAACATCCGCTTCGACTACGCCGAGAGCCGCTGGATAATGGTTTTCGACGAGCAGGACCGCTACATCTGTCACGCCGAACTGCGTCGCACCCAACACCCCTTCATCCACCTCGACGAGGACAACCCACAGTCGATTACAGACCTGCGCAAGGAGCTGAAGCAAATCACCCGCATGCGCCGGAATGCCCGGCAGAGCACGAAGCGGGAGGTTAAGCAGGCGCAGGAGGCGGTGGATGTCATCATCAAGCGCGCGCCGCAATTACCCGAAGTGGAGACCGGCATCTTCAGCACCGAGCGGATGATACCCGCCCCACCGCCCCGGCCCCTGAACATCGAACAGAAGGGCATGGAGGCGTTCAAGCAGCTCACGACCAGCCAGGAGACGGAGTCCGATGAGGCTGTCATCGAGACCGCGCAAGTCCCTGACATCCAGTCGGAACTCGAAGACCTGCCGTTCCCGCAGGCGAAGCCCAAGAGCTTCGATGAAATGCTTAAAGCCATAGGAATCAAATAGAAAGGAGAAACCATGCTGCAAGGAAAACTGGTGAAAACGCAGAATGTGCAGGAGGCCGAAAACTGCGTTCGCTACCTGCTCGACCGCCCCAAGATGGAGATGGTCGGCCTCGGTCTGCTCTACGGCAAGCCCGGACTGGGCAAGACCACCTACGCCAGCCGCATCGCCTTCTCGCGCGGCTACATCTACCAGCGGCTGGAGGCCTGCATCCGGCCCAAATCGTTCTGCGCCCAAATGCTGGAAGGCTTGAACCAACGGTTCGGTGAGTCCTCGCTGCCGGTGCACGGCACCACCACCACGCTGTTTCGGCGCATCCTGGCCCTGCTGGAAGACCATCCCGACACGGTCATCGTGCTGGACGAACTCGACTACGCCTTCGCCCGTCCCGACGTGCTGGGCATGATACGTGATATCGTGGACGAAACGCTGGCCATCGTCATCCTGGTGGGCATGCAGAACGCCCGCGAGAAGCTGCTCCAGGTCAACGAGTACTACTTCGACCGCTGCAACATCTTCTACGAGTTCGCGCCGGTGACCAAGCCCGACATCGCCCTGCTCTGCAAGGAAGTGCTCGAAGTCAAGCCCCACACCGACATCGTCGATTACGTCCACTTCCACGCCTGCGGCTCCATGCGCAAGGCGATGAAGCTCCTGCACACCATCGAGCAGACCGCCCGTGCCAAAAACCTGGTCAGAATCGGCGCGGCCGACCTGAACTGAGGGAGGACAGCATGACCGAGCGTGAAATCTTCGCCAACTTCGTGAGCCAGTACCGCAAGCCGTTCGACGCCGAGGCCGTGACCACCTCCACCGGCATCCCCGGCGACCGCGCCGACCAGCTCATCCGCGAGTTTGTGACGCACGAGCGCATCAAGTGCCTGTGCGAGGGTGACAATCCCATCTGGGTACGGGCGAACCGCTACAACGTTCGCGTGAATCCGCCGCACGGCCTCCCGACGCACCCGGAGAAGGCCGCCTTCCTGCTCTCATTCATCGAGCGGGGCCGCTACCAGTCTGTGCGCCAACTCGCCGGGGTCGTGGGCAAGAGCCGCCAGTGGGTCTATCTCTACCTCGAGGCGATGATGAGCGTGGGCGTGGTGGGCGTCGAGAACGGCTTCTACACCGTCGGCGACAAGTCCCGCCTGAACATGGTGGGCACCCGCATCGAGAAGGGCGTAATCAACCGCGAGAAGGGCCGTCTCTGCCGGGACTGGTAAAACGAGGGCACTCATGGATTTGACGAACACTCCCGCTGCGCGCAAACTCCGACAGGATATCCAGACCATCCGGCACAGAAAGTTCGGGTGGTCGGACGAGATTTTCCGGGAGATTATGGTCGAACTCGGGTTCGGCGAATCCCTGCGTGCCCTTGACGAAGACCGGCTGGACGACCTGAAATACCTGCTGGTGGAGCTTCATCCCACCGGTCAGCCCGAGGCGTTCGTGCTCGACCGCCAGGGCCGCTTCGCGCTCCATCTCGCCCGTCAGGTGGGCTGGGAGGAGCGCGACCTGCGCCTCTTTCTCCTCAAACGCTTCTCCAAGTCTCACTGGAACATCCTCGAAACCCGCGAGAAACGGGCCGTCATCGCCATGTTCCAGAACTACCTCAAGAAACACACCCATCAATAAACCTTTGGAGGATTTTATGCCGAAAAGCAACACACCCAGGGTCTTGGTCGATTCGCAGGGGCGCGAGTTTCCCGCCTCCATCATCGACAAGGAACTGGTTCGCCGCTTGCGATATAGATTGACACTGATTTACGATCAACAATTTCTCGCGTTCACTGAATCTCAGATATAAGGAGTATGTCATGAAACTAACGTTGACGCTTATTCCCTTGTTTTTCATTGTTATTCTTAGCGCTACTGCTTTACCACCAGGTGGCAGCGGCACCCAGGCCGACCCTTACCAGATTGCCTGCCTCGACAACCTCCAGTGGCTCAGCGAAACCAGCTCCGTCTGGGCCTTGTCATATTACTATATTCAGACCGCCGACATCGACGCCAGCGCCACCGGCACCTGGAACAGCGGTTCCGGATGGAACTATATTGGGAGCGAATCGGTCGAGTTCAAAGGTAATTACGACGGTCAGGGGCATTCCGTCAGCGGTCTGTGCTTCGATAGCACTACTGAATATTATCAGGGGATGTTCGGCGTTGTCTCGAATGCCACGATATCCAATCTGAGCGTGGAGGATGTTGATTTTCAGGCGAGTAATTGCTGCGGCGGCCTGGTGGGATTTGCTAACGGGAATTGTATAATCGCCAGCTGTTACTCCAGCGGGAATATTGTCGGGATGACCCAGCTTGGAGGAGTCGTGGGACTCCTGGGTTATGACAGTGAGATCCATACTTGCTTTTCTTCGACAAACATCAATGGGACAAATAGTCTTGGCGGATTGGTCGGTAAGAATTTCGGCAGCCCAATCAGCAACTGCTATGCTACTGGCGGTGTTTTCGGCCTCGATTCTGTCGGCGGGTTGATCGGCGAGTTTGTGAATGGCGACATCAGCATGTGTTACTCCATCGGCAGCGTAAGCGGCAACACCCGGGTAGGCGGGCTGATCGGTTACATATGGTACGGATCCACCTCAGCCTGCTTCTGGGATACACAGACCAGCGGTCAGAACGCCAGCGCCGGCGGCACCGGTTGCACCACCACGCAGATGACAACGCAGACCACCTATACCAACGCAGGCTGGGACTTTGTGGGCGAAACCGCCAACGGCAACGACGACTACTGGGTCTTGGATGGCTATAACAACAACGGCTACCCTTACCTCAGCTGGCAGCAGTTCACGCCGGAGATTGTCATTGCATCGCCCGTCCTTGATATGGGAAGCTGTTATATTGAAGATGAATACTACGACGACATGATGCTGATCGGCAACATTGGAGACGGTGTCCTCGCAGTCACCAACCTCAGTTTTACGGATGGCGGCCTGGGCTTTCTAGTCGATAACATACCGTTTGAGGTGGCCCCGGGGGATTCCTGCCCGTTGAACGTACATTTTTGTGTCAGCACAACCGGCGCCTTCACCGATACGCTCGTCATCAGTTCCAACGACTCTGCAACCCCCCAGCTATATGTGCCAGTCACCATGATCTGTCTCTACGACGTCGGCGACACCGGCATGCAGGGATACGGCAACGAGGAATCGCCCCTGCAGGTGGAGGACCTGACAGACTTGCGCTGGATAAGCGAGCACGTCAACCTGTGGAATGCGTGGTTCGAGCAAACAGATTTTATCGACGCGAGCGAGACCAGCGCCTGGAACGATGGCGAGGGCTGGCAGCCTATCGGAAATGACGACTACCCATTTTCCGGACATTATGACGGGCAGGGGCATATGATCGACGGATTGTATATCAACCGCCCGTGGAACTCGTTTCAAGCCGTGTTCGGTCATTTGAACAACGGCGCCGTCATCGATCTTGGCGTGGTGAACACGTATGTGCAGGGAAGCGACTGCTGTGGCGGCCTGGTGGGAAGCGGCGAATACTCCACCATCAGCAACTGCTGCACCACCGGTAATATAAATGGCTACGATGTCGCTGGTGGCTTGGTCGGGCACCTTACGGGAAGCAACACGGTAATGGACTGCTATTCCACCTGCACTGTGAGTGGCGAAAACCGCCTGGGCGGCCTGGTCGGGTGGGTTGCCGACTACGTAAGCATTTCCAATTGCTACGCTGCCGGTTGTGTAGGCAGCGCCTCCAACACCGGAGGGTTGATAGGCTACAATACCGGCGGAGAGATAACCAACTGTTTCTGGAACACCGAGACCAGCGGGCAGCCCACCAGCGCCGGCGGAACCGGCTGCACCACCGCCCAGATGCAAGCGCAGTCAACCTTCACCGACGCAGGCTGGGACTTTGTGGGCGAAACCGCCAACGGCACCGACGATTACTGGGCGATGGACGGCTACACCAACAGCGGCTACCCCTACCTCAGCTGGCAGGGGCTGGGGGCGGTCATCGGGGCCAATCCCACAACGCTGGTCTTTGAGGCTTACTCCGGGCAAACTGCGGACGAACAGAACTTAACGCTGTACAATCACGGCCCGGGCAACCTCACCGTCAGCCAGATGGGCTTTACAGACGGGTCGCAGGGCTTCAGCATCAGTCAGGGCACGCCCGTCGGCATCGCCGCGCTCGATTCACTGACGGTCACCATCACCTTTGCACCAGGGGCGGCGGGTAGCTTCGCCGACACCCTCGTCATCACTTCCGATGCCTGCAACGCCGAAACCGTGCGCATCGCACTGAGCGGCACGGGCATCTTTTCCGCACCCGCAGTGCCGGAGAATCTCGTTATTCTGGTGTCAGGAGACGACGTGCAGCTTAGCTGGAACCCGGTAACCACGAGTGTTGATGGATATCCCATCACGCCGGACGGATATTACGTCCTCTGCAGCGAGGCCGCCGAGGCTGACGACTATCTGGTTCTCGACTTCACCACCGGTACCACTTATACCCATAGCGCGGCGCTGCAGAACTACACCCGGTTGTTCTACAAGGTGTTGGCAGTTATTCAGACGGACACCATGTGCATGCCGGTGCTGGACGCAACGGACGGGGCTGTCCGCTGGGGCGAGTTGAAAGCGCAGATTACCCGCTAACAACCAAGCTATAGAAGAGCGGAGAGGCGCAAGTCTCTCCGTTTTTTTCGTTCCAGATGGTCTTATACCGTTTTGCGTTTGAATTGTCACAAATCTCGTTGAATCAGAATCGCAAAACGGTTCTCGGAGAACGGTTTTCACTCTTCCGCAATTTGCCATTTATGGCGTTTCAAAGTGAAAACCGTATTACTCGTTCGCAGGGTGTATGTTGTACTTCTTCAACCTTCTGGCAAGGGCTGGCGGAGCATACCGCCCTGCGCGTACGGGAGTACGGCAGGCTCCAGGGCTACAAGAAGGCGAAGGCGCAGTACTACCGGCTCGTGGTCATTCTCGACGACCGGACGAGTGATATCTGTCGCGCCCTGGCCGCCCAGAACAAGGTCTATCCGCTCAACACCGCGCTCGAGGTCATGGACAACCTCCAATCGCTCAACACCCGCACCTCCAGCCTGGACGACGCCCGTGACTACATCAAGGCTCTGGCACCGTGGGTGAAAGACGACCAGGTGGTCTATAACGACGAGGATGAACCTATCGGGGTATCGGGCGCACACACGCCCTTTCCGCCCTTTCACTGGCGTTGCAGAACGACAACGGAGATTGTGGGATAAGGGGAAGTTGCGGTGTCCAACGAGGAAAACTGGCTGAATGCCAGTTTTCGCTGCTTAAGAGGGGTTATTCGGTTTCGGGTGCGGGGTCTGGTTCAGTGTCTGGTTCCGTGTCGGGCTCGGGGTCGGAGAAGTTGTCGGCGCGGTTGGGGTCGTTCATGAAGGTGCCGACGTTCTTCTTGGTGGCGTCCCAGTTGAGGATGCGGCCGGTCTTGAGGTCAATCTCGAGGCGGATGTAGTCGCCCCAGTGCTCTTCGGGCATAAACTTCGGCACCGGGCCGTCGTAGTACTTCAGAACCTTGTCGTTCTCGTCCATGAACGTCGCTCGCACGCCGCTCATCACCTTCGCGTCGATGTACATCTTCCTCGGGGTCGTCTGCCTGGTCTTTGTCGTTTCCATCGTAGTCTCCTTTGTGTTTCTAAGTACATCTCTACGATAAAGATAACGCACAGGCAGTCAAGTCTATTAGCGGGGATATTTGCAGTATTTTCAGGGGGTTAGGGGAGGAACTTGAGAATGACAAATATCATGAATTTCCACTATAATACTGGCATTACGAAGCGATATCGGCGGGGGTACAATGCATAGAGACAACAAAATATGGTGATTAGAAAGGAACATCATCCAGGTCTTCTGTGATTCCCGTTGAGGTTTGTTCAATGTCATCGACAAATTTTACAAGATTACAGATACTATTGAATATGAATACACTCTCGCGATGGTTCAAAATGGAATTATCATGCGCAAGAGACATATTATTGCGTACGTGATTGAATTTATCAAGAATTTTGACGGATGCTCCAAGTATTCCAATTGTCATCTCTGCTTGAATATAACCCGATTCTCTCAACCATCTCAAGTACTTACCGAAAACACTATGCAATGCTTCATCATTCTTGAATGCAATACCGTGAATACTACAAAGTCTCCGGGAGTATTTCATCATATAGGTATGGAGTCTGTCTATTGCCAGAGCAGGCTCGTTGGAATTAAGTTGCTGCTCAATTGCCTTTGTAAGTTGCTTGAAATCAGTGTCATCATCTTTTGCTGACAACACGGCCTTATCAACCACCTCTTGGTCGCTCATTAGTTTCTGAGCAATCTCGGTACAATCAGCAATAAGATGCGACTCTTTGTCGTGTTGATTTGAGTAAAACGTATTGTTGTAATCAATAAGTGCAAGAAGAAGCTTACCTGTTAGGTGATTTGATGCCTTGTCCCAGAAACCTCTCAGCAAGTTTGCCTTAGAGCATGAAGCATAATCATATTCGCCGCTATAAATGTCAATACTAATAGACTCTGAAATGAAACGCTGGAACGTACTGTTTGAGAAATTCAGAACATATCCACTACCCATTCCAAACAGCTTCTCGAACTTCATTTTTTCCATATATGTTAGGTCTGACATCAGTGCCCCCAATGAATCTGCTTTTGGTAGAAACTAATTAATTCAAACAACGGTTTCTCACAAGACAAGAGTTTAGCTTGGAGGTTTTTATCAAAAATGTCAGTATCACATGAATCAAGTTTATACTGATCCCACACATCTTCTAAATCCTCAAGAATATTGTATGCAGCTTTTATTAATTTCTTATCATTATCGAATAAGTGATTATGAATTCCAAACTCTAAATACTGCAATTGCTTGCGAGCTTCAAGTTTAGCATCCTGGAAAAGAGCTCGTGACATATATATCTTTGACACAAACAGAATTTTCTCCTTTACTTGTTTTAGCACGATTAATTGTTCTTGTGTTTTCGCCTGTGACATTGCGATTTCTCTACTCATCCTGGATTGATAGAGCCAAATACAAATATTAGCGATTGAAAAAAGTAGCATAGAAGAAGCACCCAGTAAGGTTCCAAAAACACTCCAATCACTGGCTTGATCAGATAGGTGAGTCCCGAAAGTATAAACATACAGCGCGAACAAAACAGCTGTACTTACCGATATTGTGACAAATGATATAATCATCCATTTTTCTATTGTTCTCACTATTTCTCCCTATCAGATTGAGGTTCCTAAAACAGGCCCGAATTGGCATTGCTCCCATGGACCGAGTTGTTTTACAATTCTGCTAAGCTCGTTGCGAAGATCGGAGTCCGATATATCATCAGGAACACCATGCAGGAAATCCCTATTCACCCTGATTGCAGTTTCTCTCGGAATGCTCATTTCGATCATTCTTCTTGTTAGTGAATGATAGGCACCAGTTTCAATATACCTTAAGAATAAGCAGTCAGGAGCTTTCATATCGTATAATGGCTTCAACAGTGATGGAATATGGAATTTCACCTTTGACTCCAACAAGCCAGTTGCATCATCAATATTCTCGGCTTTGTCGTAGTGTTTATCCCTGAGAATATCCACCAACGGTTTTTCCTTCAGCCAGTTCTGCGCTAAGATGCATAACTGTAGCAATTTTCCATCATTATCTTCATTTACGGATTTCTTGTACGCTCTTTCATGGTGCACCTTGAAGTGCTGTAATAGGGATAAAAGTCTGTTTGCGATATCCCGTTCATTGTGATCCGTGACAAGATAAAGATGATCCATTTCAGCATACATGTTATCCAATTCGAAGGGATCCCAGTATCGATTCTTAATGCAAACCTCAGGATCAACAGAAAGGCTACGAAGATATCTCGATATCTCTGTAAATTCCTCCTCTGTTATCGTGATTCCGACTTTCCGAAACCGTGCGAGTGCTCCCCGCTTATACCTCAAGATCATTTGCTTAATGTATATTGATAAGTACTGGTAATCTTCTGTGTTGATATCGTCCGTATCTGAAGAATCTTTTGATGATGCGACAATCTCATCTCTGTGTTGAGAAAAAACCTCTCCATAACCTGCATGAAGCTGTTTATAACTCTCATCAAAAAGGTACTGGGTATCTTCTTCATCTTCATGAAATTTGCTTTCATCAAGAACGAAGCATCTGCCCAGAAAATCTTCATGTAAACGACCGGCGCGCCCCCGAAGATTTGCGAATTCATATCTTGAGAGTTTTGGCTCCCTGCCATACTGTTTTTTCACATATAGATTAGGCGTTCTTACGATTACGTTTTGTGCGGGTAGGTTTACGCCCTGCATAAGGGTTGTTGTGCAGACCATATTGCGTATCAGCTTTCTCGTGAAAGCGAATTCAACAACCATTCTGACATGCATTGGAAGTTTACCATGATGAAATGCAGTACCTCCGAGTAAGCAATCACAAAGAGAATAATTGCTTCTAACACTTGAGTGAAGATAGTCGATGAGACCTTCTATATCCTCATGAATGCTCAGGTTCTTACATTCAGAAACGAGATTGGATGCAATCTTATTGGCTTGACCTGGATTTTCAGAGAAGATGATATTAATGGCTTTATCACCGAGACCTTCTATTATCTGCTTCAGAAAAATGAAGTAATTTTCCTTGTTCTGACTTTTTGAGTAGTATGACAGCGATTGTGCTAACTCCACTGGAATTAGTAAGTTGTTTTGCTTGCATGTAGTAGGGCAATATTGATTGAAGTAGTATTTTCCTGCTTTCTTACTGATGGAATAGGTAATACTTGCCACTGGTGAACTGTGAGTCGTTTCATCGTGAACCACTCCTTCAAACAAATTACTTCCAAGATGATCAATTGCATTTATTCTAGGTCCGCTTATTATGATTCTGTCGGGAGTTTCGATCTCATTGAACTCCATAATAAAATCGTAAAGGATCTTGGCTCGGTGATCGTCTTCGTCAGCAACCTTTTCAATGTTTTGAATCTCGTCAATTATCAGCATACGCACATTTGTCAGTGCACTCCGATCATCCGAAAAGGCGGCAAGCGCCTTCTCTTGGGTTAGCACGCAAATGCTCGCAGCTTTATTGTCAAAATCAAGACGTGTGTTGAATACTCCAACATCAGTGATTCCATGCTCATTCAGAAGGTTGCGGAATGCCGTCGAGACTTGACTTACCAAGCTCAAATTTGGGACAATGTAGATAACATTACCAAGCTTCTGTATAAGATAGTCTATTACCTTCAACTGGATGATAAAGGACTTCCCTGCCGATGTTGGTGCAGATACGCCAAGGATCGGATTTGCATCAATACTATCCCAAATTCTCTTCTGATACTCCGTCAAAAGGTACTTCTTTTGACCAACTTGTATTTCACAACGAAGCTGATGAATTGCTGTGTACATCTCACTGAAAAGGCTTTGCATTGGCGAGAGCTTTCCCGAATCGTCTTTGTCTCGATCAACCATGAATACTGATGGCGAGAATCCCATGCGAGACAGTGCAAGGACAAGAATGTCTTTCACTCCAGACCAACGCTCATCCCAATGGGCCCATAACAGGCCAGTAATCATCACAACTACATTCTTGCTATCCTCGTCGTTTTTCCGAGAAAGGTCGTCCACAAGATGAAGACATTCGAGTAAAAGAGGCTCGTCGATCAACGTGGGTGCCCTGTCCGTGAGACCAAGCTTGCATGCAATTGATTCGTGGTCGATTTTGAGAAGTCTATCAAGGATGTTTGGTTCTACCTTATTCATCATAAGGAACCCCCAATTCTTTGCAGTATGCATCAAGCAGGTTATCGAGCTTATTCACAGGGAAGATTATATAAGTGATTTTCTTCAGAGCATTATTGGCAATATCCTGAAAGACAGATGAGGGAAGCTTCTGGGCTCTCTCTGTTATTATGTCAGCGATATGCTTTCTTAGGTCATCTCCACAAAGAGACTCAGATATGTTCTGCTCATGGTAGGTAATAATGCACACCAAGTCTATCTTCGGGTTTTCCAGTTTGTTCTTAATTAGCGCGTCGACTTTGGCACGCAATTCCTCTTCGACGAATTCATCTACAAACAATCGATTGAGCTCAGAGAAGAAGCTGTTGCATGACTCGATGATGCTGGTTAATGATTCTTCGAAGGCGGCTCGGAATTGGTATTTCGATAAGTAGCACTTGGATTCTCCTATGAAGAAAACATCCTCGCCATCTACGTTGCTGTAGTGGATTCCATCTGCTCCATTTCTCTCGAGTTTTGGATTCGTGGTAATGGTCATTTTTCGGACAACTGGAACCGCTTTCCAAAAATGCTGAAGGAGATTGAATAGCAGTAGCTCTCCGAATTGCCCTTGTGGTTTGTTCGGTCTGAACCTCTTTTTCACTTCTTGCTGTAATGCAAGAGCAGCGTATCCTGGGTCGTTCGTTTCAGCCAAGAATCCATTGAAAAGTCGTAACTGCATCGCTTTATTATAGACCCAAGATGCAGCCGTTCGAGATAACTCTTGTACAAACTGATCCCGTCGGGAAAGTGCATCCGTTGAGACTATGCCCATCCCGTAGTGATTTCTGTCTGGCTGAAACCCGAAATTCTGCTGCACTACACAAACGTAGTTCATCAGGCTTTCGGTATGCGAAAGAAGATGCTTGTAACTCTCAGCCTCAATCGACATGCTATGCTCCTTATCTGTCCCCGCTCATACTCATGACTCTATCTGGAATTCTCATCGTACTATCTACGAATCCTTCCCTGTAAACGCCCCCGGCCAGCCGCCGTGCTTCTCGATGACCTCATCGATCTCGGCCATAAGGCGGATGGTTTCGGATAGTGCGATGACGATTTTATTGTAGTGCGTGATATCCTCATCGGTGAGGGTGCGGCCCTTGCGATCCTTGAGCCATTTTTCGCAGACCTGGTAGCCGCCGACGTAGAAATCCCATACTTCCTTAGGCACAGGAGAAAAGCCGCTGGTGCCTGGCTTGAATTGGCCTTTTGAGCCTTTCCCGTCTATCCAGACAGTACCGTCATTATCAGATGTCCAACCAATTCTCGATACTGTAGTATTGAGACCTATAAATTGAAATTTTTTTGAAGGTTCGTACTTATACTCCAAGAGGTGCAAAGATATAAGTTGTTTGCCAATTTCAATTAGCTCTTCGGTCAATATTGGATTTGTATCCAAAGGTACCTTGGGAAATGAGTTTCGTAGAAGTTTACCGTACCTTCTACGGTATGACGGAGAATAAAGAATCGAATAGCAATAGCTAATAATACAAAGTCCTAGTTCATGCATGTTATCTGCTGGAATGGTTAAATTCTTCAGGAATTTTCCTTTTACTTTTTCAGGAATATTCAACTCAGCAGAATCACCAAATAAACCACTATCTGTAATCAGTAATGGAAACATTTGGGTTGCCCTATCATGAGAACAAGATTTCTTCTCGGCAGGATACCTGGAAACAAGTGCGTGGCTAAAATCATCTGTAGTTTTGATTAGTGGGGAAAGCAGAATTAAGTTCGACCCATCAAATGCCATCTCGGAAACAGGGCGTGATGGCGTGTCTATAAGATTTGTATTGTAATAAATATATCTGACATCAAATGGCCGATACAATATCCTTTCAATATAATTTTCATCAATACCTTTATTTAAAAGGTCTTTTTTACATTTTTCGACATCCCATTTCTTCTTTGCAGTAAAACCGATTTCTTCAAAAACAACTGTATCGCCAATAGGACTATACGCAAAATTCATAACCTTCTTAAGCAAAGAATCAGAGTCCATGCTAATGCACAAATTGTCTCTTGAGGTGATTATCCCTCCACTATTCACAGAAAAAAGATCATCTATTGGCATTCCGTTATTGAAAACTGAGTCTGAAACATCACTAATGGGCATGAAGCGATAATGAGGTAAACTTGGTTGTATCTCGGTTGAGCAAATTGTCAGAATGTCATTCTCAATGAGTTTATTGTATTTTTCTATTCTAGTTCCATGCAATCTTCCATAGTTGATTAGGGAATTGATATTTCCCGATGGCGTTCGAGTTATTGAACAAATAGCATTGCCCTGTTCAATATCGAACACATTCTCATCAACTATGTCGCAGTTTCTATCTGCCACTCGTCCGCCAAGGTCGCAGATGCATACATGTGAAAACTCCTTCATGAAATAATGGCGTAGTCCCTCAAGAGATAGAGAATTAATATAACCTGAATTGGATATAAATGTACCAATCCCATATCCAGAAGAGATTATCAATTCAGTCATAAGTCCATAGAACTTAACATAATCATCTTGCATATTGATTTCGTGAGCAAGAGATCCCTTGAGGACTATCTTCTTACCTGAGATATACCGGAACGGTTCAATTTTCTGTATTGCATTCTGTGAGCGGTTCCCAGACATTTTTGACCATGGCGGATTTCCAATCACTACGGTGAATCTCTGCGTTTCTTTGACTAGATTCACAGCCTTCGCTTCATGCGCCAAGGCGGGTACGGCAAAATAGATGGTGCCGGTGAAGTCCAGGGCGGGTTCCAAGGCATTCGTCAGGTAGATTCTTACCCGTTCGTCGCTGCCAAACCGGTATCCAGTCTCGGATAGCTTCAGCCCAATCTTCATGTGGGCAATCGCATACGGGGCCATCAGCAGTTCAAAACCGTGGAGTCTTGGCAAGAGGTGCTTGGGCACGTATTCATTCCAATGCTCATCAATCTGTGCCGGAGTCATGCCCTGATCTTTCCACTTCTTCTCTAAAGTGTTGTGGACGATACCAATGACTTCAACGAGAAAGGTGCCGGTACCGGTGGCAGGGTCGAGAATCTGTACAAAGTCCTGATTGGAACTAACTCCTACCGGAATCTTGATGTCCGGGTTGCGTTGCGCCATCTCGCCCCAGGTCGTGGTGTCTGCCAGACCGTCGGCCAGACCGAACTCGGTTTGGAGCAACTCATGCACCGAACGCACTATATACGACACAACCGGTCGGGGGGTATAGAACACGCCACGCTGCATACGTTTCTTGGCGTCGTACTCCTTGAGGAACAACTCGTAGAAATGGATGACCGGGTCTTCCTGGGGATTGCGGTCGCCAAAATCCTGCAAGACAGCTCCCATGTTGGCTTCGCGCAGAGTCTCGACAACATCATTGATACCCAGTTCGTCAAAGTCGAGCATCGGGCCTTTCTCGCTTTTCTTACGCCCACCGAGGTTCAGGAAGGTCTCCATCATTTCCCGAAGGAACGGACTGGTCATCGGCACCATATCTGCAGCGTTATCCGCCACAAGCGCTCCTGACTGGCGGGATACCCGTGCCGCAAGCAGGCCATAGGCGATGGTCTGGGCATACATGTCGGCAAAATCGGCTTCCTTGAGGTCGTGAATCAAGGAGTCCTTGAATGACTTCATCAACTGGCGCAGGGGGCCTTTTTCGGTTTCGATCTCAAAGGCCTGCATCACTTTCTGCCGAATACCCTTGGCGAGGTCGGCCAGGCGCACTGCAAGTTCCTTTGAAGTCGTAATGGCATAACGATGCCTGGTAACAAAGGCCTCTCCCCAGCGTTTCATGTCCTCAATATTTTTAGGCCAGCAAAGGTGTTGCTTCAACTTGCTGACTACATTGGCGATATGCAGGCCCGTATCGAGCCCGTCCCATCCCAGAACGTTCAACGAGGCCAGATTGCCCACGGCTTTATCTTCTGTAAAATGAGCGAAGCAGATTTGACGAGTATCTCCCTCGCCGAAATTGGATATAAAGAGCAAGTCATGCATCGCCCAGGTTGCTCGGTCAGGGCTGTTCGCCGAATCACGTTTCTTGACCACAACACGGTTCAGGATTCGTCGAAGGGCTACAACCGGCAAACGCTTCGGCTCAAACTCGATGAAGAAAATCCCCCAGGGTTGTCTTTCTTCCAGTTTGCGAAGCTGTTTGATGTGTTCGATTTTTGCGGCTGTCTTAGCGTCGATTCCAAGTTCCTGTGGTTCATAATCAAAGGTCAGATCATCAAAGTCGGCATCTTTAATTGGCCAGTCGAGTTCGTCACGTAGATACCCGACAAGTTCAGAGAAATCTTTGATAGCTTGCAATCTATCGTTATCATTGGTGTTCATTTATGCCTTCCCGGACAGTTCCATCCATGTTCTTAGAACCGCGTTTACACCCACAGGGGCCTGAACTCGTTTCAAATAGGTATTCTTGACGTATTTGTCCATCGTCTTGCGAATTTCGATCAAAGTATCCTGCTCCATACTGCATACACGGGGAGTGCTCGGAGTGGAGCGAATATGCTCTGCAATCTCATAGGGGTCTTCCAGGATTTTCTCAGAAGCCAGATCGTAGAGATACCAGCGCGCGTCACCTGCTTCTATCGTCCATTCGTCGCTTTTCATCTCTTTTGCCGGGCGCGCATAGCAGAAGAATACACCCACGGTGTCCGGCTTCAGGGCTGCCTTACCGGAAAATACTCGGTTGGGGAAGCTGCTGATTCTGGATTCCAGGTCGGGGTAGTCTCTAAGCAGCTTCTGAAACTCAAGAGACAGGCTTTCGGAGCGACTCTCGGTTCCTTCACATTGGCGGGTGAAATCACGCAGGATATCGTAGTCGTCATCAGGCCGAAGCAATTTCCCATTTTCTATACCAAAGGTTTTGGAGATGCGCAGAGTCTTGTGCATAACGGTCTTATAGAGAGTCAGAAGCTCGTTCAATTCATCCGGAGGCAGGAAATTGTAGTATTGAATCGAACCTCGAACCTTGGCCAAATCTGGGTGGTCTGCAATTATTCTTTCCTCGACCTGGGGATCGAGTCGACGATCGATACGCCCAATCCGCTGCATCAAACGGACAGGGTTCCAATGGAGATCATAGTTGATCAATCGACCGGCATCTTGAAGGTTCAATCCTTCAGAGAGAACGTCTGTGGAAATCAATATGCGAATCTCACGCTGCTCGCTCTTTTTCAACTCCTTACTGGAAGAGTTGTTGTAATATGGAGAGAAAGCCCTGATTACATTGAGGCGTCCGTTAGATTCAGTAGCTGAATCAATCTCCACCACATCTTTGAAACCGGCTTCGTTAAGCTGTCTGCCCAAGTATCTGGCAGTGTCTTTGAATTCGGTGAAGATTAGTAGTTTGTGGCGCTGGAGAGAGACATCCTTCAAACCTGGAGTATGGCCTCGCAAGAGCTGAATAAGAGCTTGAAGTTTCTTGTCTTGCTTTGGCTCAAAGGAAACGAGTTCACGTAGGAAATCTCCTATGGTTTCCAAATCGTTCAGTGTATCGGACAGAAGCCCGGGCATATTGAACTCGTTCGGGTCCAGCTTCCGCTTGTAAGCAAACTCATAGAATTCAGGCTCGATGGCTTCCTGTTCAATCATTTCAAGTTCAGTCTGGTCGGGAAAAAGCGTTAACACCAGATTGGGATCATATCCGGTGATGTCTTTATTGCGCAGGAGCCATTTTTCCAAGCGACCCTTGTCATGAGCATCGTCTGCATTTGCTTGATAAAAAGCGATGAGCTTCTTCATCAGGGTCTCGCAGGACGCTTTGAATGCGAATACGGAGCTCTCGAACCGTTTCAGAAAGGCTGTCCGGATTAAACGCACAACCTGCATTTGGCGACCAATCGCCATTGCCTTTTCTGCTTGCTTCAAGTCCTCACTGCCCGTGTAATAGTCATAGGGATAGTACATCGCCAGCGAAAAGAGCGGCTTCTTCTGATGGAATCCTTCTTCCACCATCTTCAGGAGTTTACCGTAAGTCTGCTTCACGGAATATGGAACGACCCTTGGCTCAGAGGAAGTTGGGAACAGTACCTTACCGTCTTCCTGAGCAAGTGACTTCTTCACAAACGCCCGGCTTCGCTGGACGACAAGTTCCTCAAAAAGCGTGTCATCCCGTAACACTTGCTCTGCTTCAACAAGATTGGTCTCGGTTTCATCTTCTTCGAGAGAGATGTCGCTACCAAGGTCTCTTTCTCTTGCATTTGCTGCGGCTTCAATGGCCTTTTCAAGCTTTCGAATATGACCAGTGAGACTGTGTATGCCTAAAGGAGCCATATTGAAATAATCCACTCTGCGTCGGGAGAATAGCTCCGTCATGTGTTGAAAGTCAGTCAGACGGTTGTTCACAGGCGTAGCGGTTAGCAAATACACTTGCTTATTCTCGCAAAGGTCAAACATCGCCCAGTAACGGCTGAGATGACTCTCGCTGTCTTCACCTCTAATGCCCGTGTTTCTGAAGTGATGGGCTTCGTCGATGATCACGACGTCAGCTTGCTCCTTCATTTGCTCAAGCTCCAATTGAATTTTCGAGTCTTTCCGTAGAAGGTCTGTGTGGTTATAGATACGGAAGCTAAGAAAGCCACCAAGGATTTGTGGCAGATACTGTTTGATTTTACATTCCCAGACTGCTTCTCGTGCAGCTTTGGGAACGAATAGTACAACACGTTTTTTCTCATGGAGAACAAGGCGTTCTATGAGCATCAGTCCGATATAGGTCTTGCCGAGACCAACGCCATCACAAAGGAATGCGCCTCCATACTTCCTTGCTCGCTTCAATAATCCATGATAGCCGTGTTTCTGATAGGTTGCAAGTATCTTGTATATCCCTGATTTTTGCTGTTCCCATTCATCTGCTGTCATTTCATGGCTGCGGAAGTACTCCTGCAGGCTACGAGCAAAAACCTCAAAGGGGGAGTACTCGCGGGTGTGACGCTCGATTGTGCGGAGTATTTCCTGCGAAACGTCCTCCGCTTGATTCCAATGCTCTTCGTACCATTCTTGTAATACACCAACTGGACGACCTGTAATCTGAACATTGAGTTCAATATTTTCAGTCAGTCCTGGAAACGTGAAATTAGACGAACCGACCAGGGCAGAAGCGCCCACAACTTCTATTCGACTATGGGTGATGTATGCCTTGGCATGGAACTTCTCTTTGCGATATACACGGCATGCTATCTTGCCATCACGAATACCTTTTACGATGGCATGCACTCCGATGAGGAAGTCATTGGTCTCTTTTGTTGATTCAATACTATCATCCAGGATATGGGTAGCCTTGGTCAGGCCGTCTTCGAAAGCACGCTTTGTTCTCAGTGAGACTTCATCTCCCATCAGGATTCGTAGCCTATCTACTTTCTGCCATTCTTCTCCCAAAGATAGTAAAGAGCCGATTTCAAAGTATCCGGTTGCAATATCGATTTGATCGGAAATCTGACACCAGTCATGAAGATAGCATCGCACTTTCCAATCTGCGTCGCTATTATCGACTATGAATAGCTCGCTTCCGCTCTTACTGGTTCTTGTTGGCATTGATCATTCTCTCTTCTGGATTCTGTTTTCTGTCTCATTATTTACATCAAGTATATAGAACACTCTCGATGTCACGAATTATTCCAACAACTACAAATCCATTCAGACTTGTCAATCCTCATTTTCTCTTAACTCCGTGCATCCCTGTTTGATCGTCTCGCTCCGAAGTGCCATCCTGCCTCCAGAACTGAACAAGGAGCCAAGATGGACAACGCCCTGCTCGCCACTCTCAAGGAGCAACTGCTTCGGCACGAGGGTTTAAAGCTCAAGCCCTATCGCTGCACGGCTGGTAAACTCACCATCGGCGTGGGTCGTAACCTCGACGACCGCGGGATCAGCCGGAGCGAGGCTCTCACCCTGCTGGAGAACGATATCCGCCGCTGCGAGACCGAGATTCTGGAGCGCATCCCCATGCTGTACAACATGCTCAACGATACCCGCAAAGCCGTCCTGGTGAACATGGCGTTCAACCTGGGCACAGCGGGCCTGCTGGGCTTCCACCACATGCTCATCCACGCCGCAGACGGCGAGTTCGGCAAGGCCGCCGACGACATGCTCGCCAGCAAGTGGGCGAAGCAGGTCGGCAAGCGCGCCATCGAGCTGTCCGAGCTGATGAGGAAGGGCTGATGTCCGCCGCGATTCCGCTCGAGACCAAAACCGTCTGCGCGATGCTGAACCTGCCGGACGAGATGCGGGAGCGGCCCGTGTTCGACGAGCACCAGCCGCTGGTGTTGGAGCGGCTCCGGCGCGTCACGGACGAGGAAGCCTTCGTCACCGCGCTGCGAGACGTGCCCGAGGACGACCCGCTGTGCACCGCCTTCCGGTTCGGCTACGCCTTCCTGATGCTCGCGTCCGTGGTCGAGTTCCTCAACCTCAAGACCCTCGGCGAGGGGATTGTGAAAACCACCGGCTTCGACGCGCAGAGCACCGAACTGCTCACTGGCAGCGAGATAGAGGCGTTCAAGTCCACGCTGGAACGCCGCGCCCTGGAAGCTCTGACCGACTACCTCAATCCGGTAGGACGTAATCGCCTGGACGCGCTCTGCGACCGGGTGGGACGCCGCATCAGGGCGGTGGTGATATGAGCGGAGACGAACTGATGACCGCCATCTACAAGGCCATCCTGGAAGCGCTGGAGAGCCGCCTGCACCTGATTGGCAGCGTGCTGGACGGCGACGCCCGGAGGTTGACGCTGGAGCGCGGCATCTACGACAAGGGCGACTTCTACGGCAACCTCGGTTACATCCTGACGATGGAAGATGACGGCATCACCCTGCACGTCGGCTCCAACGTGAAGCATGAGCCGTTCGTGCTGGGCGGCAAGGTGCCCTCGTGGACGCCGCTGGCCCCCCTGAAGGCGTGGATCGAGCGCAAGCACCTGTCCTGGCAGGACAAAAAGACCGGCCTCGACCTCACCATCGAGCAGATCGCCTACCTGATCCGGGGCAAGATCAAGCGCGAGGGTATCGCGGAGCGCAACGTTATCGCCGAGGTGATCGAGAAGCGCGAGAGCTGGATTATCCAGCAACTCGACAGCATCCAGGTGGTGCTGACATGACCCGCGAGGCTTTCCTGGCCGATCGTCAGCGGATCGTGGACGCCCTGCGCCGGGCGCGCGTGGCCGAGATTCGCTATCACAAGGACGACCTGCCCAAGGCGTTCCCGTCCGCCGTGGTGGTGCTGGAGACCGAGGACGGACTGCTGCCCACCGGTCGGCAATACCTCGAATCGAGGCTGGGCTGGACGATCTACCTGATCGTGGACGCATTTCAGAAGGACGACCCGGACAGCGAGTTGTACGCGCTGAAAGAGGCTTTCCGGGGCAGCTACCTCAAGCTGTCGGGACGCGACTTCGCCCACATCGACTTCTATTCCGCCAGGGTGGACGGCACCCGCACCGTGCGCATCGCCAAGCTGACGACCAGCAAGGGTGGTGTGGCGTGATAATCAAGCGTCTGGGCGGGGCGACCCTCGCCATTTCCGAAGCCGCAGAACTGCTGGAGAAGCGATACGCTACCGAGCCGGTGGAGCTGGACAAGCTAATCCCGGTGGGGCCGTGGCTCATCGAGAAGGCCGACCAGCCGCAGAAGACCGTCGCCGCGCCGTATTCGATGGCGAAGCTGCTGAACCTGCTCGACTCCGACGAGTACCACTGCGGCTGCGTCGATGCGGTCGTGATGGCCACCATCACCCAGTTCGCGGTGAGCAACGCGCAGGTGAAAGCCTGGCTGGAAGCGGCGGAGTTCCCCGGCACCGAGGACGCCGCCACCATCGTCTCGGAACTCATCAAGTACTATCTGGCCTGCGGGAACGGCTTCCTGGTAAAGATGCGCAACGCGAAGGGCGTGTGGGTGGGCTGCGAGCGGCTGTTGCCATCGGAGGCGCAGATTATCGAACGCTTCGACGAGTTCGGGTTCTTCCGGCCCGACTTCATCCAGGTCAAGAACGGCCAGCGACGCTACTTCCCGAACGCCGACATCATCCACTTCAAGAAGAGCACGCACAAATCGACCGCGTGGGGTCTGGCCTGTCTGCCGGTGGCGATGAACATCGAGATCCTCGGCGAGATCAAGACCTTCGACTACAACAATTTCCGCAACGGGCTGCTCATCGACTACTTCGTCATCGTCGAGGGCGGCACGCTGCGCGACGGCACCGTCACCGACAACGACGGCAACACCGCCATCACCGACGCCTACGCCGAGATCGAGAAGGTGCTGGCCGAGACCAAGGGCAATCCGAAGTCGCACTCCACCGTCCTCATCGAGAGCGAGAACAAGGACGTACATATACGGCTGGAACCGCTCCGTCAGGAAGCCAAGGACGGCGGGTTCCTCGCGCTGAAGAAAGACCTGCGGGAAGGCATCTTCGCCTATCACCGGGTACCCGCGCGGGTGGTTTCCCAACTCATCCCCGGTCAACTCGGCGGGGACAACCGCTCCGACATGCTGATGTTCTACCACTTCGTCGTAAAGCCGCTCCAGAGGCGGATTGCGCTGGTGCTCGCCAAGGCGTTCAACCGCGAGTTCGCCTGGGGCGTCAAGCCCGAGGAGTTCGACTTCGGCGACATCACCACCCTGTTCCAGTCCGACGACGAGACACTATTCCAAGCCAACAAGATAATCTGAAGGAGGTACAGTGAACCTGTTCAAACGCAAGACTATTCAAAAGGGCGAGCTGCGCAACATCGAGGTCGATCTCGTGTCGCTGCTGTTCGACGACATGAACCCCGCCAACCAAAAGGGCTACGTGGTCAAGTCCGCCGACGGCAAGAGCTACCGGCATCGCTTCGGCTCGGCAAAATTCAAGAGCGAGACCACTGGTCGGCAGGGACGGCTCTATGTGACGCTGCTGGAGCCGGATACGCCCGACTCACAGGGCGACGTTTACAACGCCGTGGAGGTGCAGAAGGCGTGCGACCATTTCGCTCGGCACGGCATGGTGGGCAAGTGCGACGTCAACCACGATCTGAAGCCGATCCCGGACTTCTTCGTGGCGGAAAACTACATCCTGAAGGCGGCCGACCCGCAGCAGTTCCCGGACACGAAGCTGGGTGCCTGGGTACAGGTGCTGAAGTGCGACGACCTGGCCTCGGAGCTGTGGCAGAAGGTTGAGAAGGGTCGCTTCAACGGCGTCTCGATTTACGGCAAGGCGGACGACCTGGGCGACGCCGGGGTGCAGTCCGCGCTCGAGTCGATCAAGCAGGAGATCGCCAGTCTGCGCAAGGCCGCCGATCCGGGCATGATCGCCTCGCTGAGCGGTCTGGAGACCAAGCTTGCCGAGCTGGAGAAGTCCAGCGGAGACGTTCTCACCCGCGAAGCCCTCAAGGGCATCGAATCGGGTCTGGCCGACCTCAACCGCAACCTCACCCGCGCCATCAGCAAGTCCATCGGTGGCGAGCCGATCCAACCGATCATCGACCGCGAGATGGTTATTGACGGGCAGAAGGTGCTGGTGAAAAGCGCCCACCGCGAGATATACAAGGGCATCGCGGACGTGGATTCCGGGCAGCCGATGGGCATCCTCAACGCCAACAACACCAGCCTGTTCATCGACGAGGTCATCGGCAGCAAGCCCGGCGACACGCTTTCCGACATTACCGTCGTGCCGTTGCTGAAGGACGAGAAGATCGACGTGGGGCTGATCGACGACCTGATCTTCAAGAACAGCCTGGACGGCACGCTGACCGCGCAGGAAGTCTCGTCCGCCGACATCGCCTGCGTGACCGGTATCCTCAACGCCGAGTTCCGCCTGGGCCGCGACATCGTGGAGTTCTACAAGGACAAGTACGGTGCCGAGGCGTTCGGGGCGTATGTGGAGCAAAACATCGCCCGTAAGACCGAGAAGGCCATGCGGCTGTTGCTCTTCCAGGGCGACAGAACGTCCGCCACGGCCAAGCTGAAAGCCCTCGACGGCATCGTGAAGCAGGCTACCGCCGCCAGCGCCGTCACCAACCTTTCCAAAGCCACCTACGCCACCTGGGCGGACCGCTTCGAGGCGCTCCTGCTGGCGTTTTCCGACGACATGCTCGAGGAGCAGACCAACTTCAACATCTACGTCGCGCAGCGCGACCTGATCAAGATTCGGGACGAGCTGTCCAAGCGCGAGACCAACGCCGGTGACCGGCTGCTGCTCGAAGGCGGGAACGTCAGTTTCACGGGCATCCCGGTCAAGGGTCGCCTGCTGCCTTCCGAGACGCTCGTGGCGGGGCTTCCCAAGTTCATCATCCTGGGCTATCGCACCGAGGCGGAGATGAAGGTGGAGCACCACGGCGACGACTGGAAGTACCACTGGTACATCCGCATCCGGCCCGGCATCACCTACGTCAACGGCTTCGTGAAAGTCTTCAAACTCACCACATAGGAGATAGCATGGATTTCATCGTACAGAACCAGCAGTTCATCCTGGGCCTGGGCGCGACCCTCATCGCCTGGCTCATCGCCCGCATCACCGGCAAGACCCTCGACAAGACCAAGCTCAACGCCGCGCTGGCCACCATCCTGGACATCGTGCAGGACATCAAGACCGGCTCCACCACCGCCAGCCTGTCCGACAGCGAGAAGAAGCAACTCGCCGTGGAGCGTGTCACCAAGGCATTGCCGGAGAAGCAGAACTCGCTGCTGACCAAGGCCTTCGGCACCATCGGCGGCGCGGTCGAGTTCGTGTTCCACAACAAGAAGTGGCTCTTCAGCCTCGGCAAGGTCGCCCGGAGCATCCTGTGACATGCCCGACGACACCACCACGCCCGATATTCCGCCCGGCCCCGAAGGAGACATTATGCCGGTAACCGCCCCGACCTACCCACTCGGCATGACCAGCGACAAGCTGCTCATCGCCAACCTGATGCCCATCATGCCGGGCGACACGGTCTATTTCGGCTTCGGCCGCTACGCCTCCACCACCGAGTCGGACTCGGCGTTCACCGCCAGCGCGGTGGCCAACACGCTGAACAACAACTACGACCTGCTGGGCGAGCTGGCCGAAAAGGCCGGAAAGCTGGACTCGAAGCAGACCAGGCTCAAGAGCCGCAACTACTCGTTCGCGGGTAAGCGCAACAGCACGGTGGAGTTGAACGTGGTCGGCCTCTCCTGCGCCCAGAAGGACTTCCTGGAAAGCAACTCGTTCACGGGCCGCGAGATCACCATCGTGGTGGGTTCGAGCGATAACACCCGGCTGGTAGTGCTGAACGGCCTTTACTGGACGGTCGATATCACCGGCGAGACCGACGGCCTCTTCCAGGTAACCGTCTCGGCGGAGTTCAGCGGCCCTACCTCCGACCGCATCTATCTGTACCGCAACAACGTAAGAAGCGAGGAATAATGGAGTGCGTCTGCAAGCCGGAGATCCGCGAGAAGATCGACGCCGTGCACGAGGAAATCTACGGCAACGGTTCCAGCGAGAAGTCGCTGGTAACGCGCATCGCGCGCCTGGAAAGCAACGTGAAACTGCTCATCGCCGTCTCGACCAGCCAGTTCTTCATGCTGGCCGGGATGGCGTTCAAGCTGTTCGTCAATCCCTGAAAAGGAGACACCATTGCGTGATTTGAAACTGACCTACAGCCAGCTCCGGGACATCCTGGGGCTGGCTTTGGAGAACAAGACCCTGCGCCTGCGCGTGGGGGATTTCCTGAGCGGGAAGACCGTGTCGATCGGCGAGATGGAGTTCCTGGAACTCGTCCACAAGTCCGGGGTCGATATCGAGATCATCGGCATCCTGACCGGCAAAGACAGCACCGAGATCGATGCCTTGGACGGGCTGGAGGCAATCGCCGCTTTTTTCGCCTACTGGCGGGTCAGCAAGCCGAGATTGCAAGGCTGGCTCGGGAGTTTGGGCTTCGCGGTGGCGTCCGCGACCACCCCTTCGAGAGGTTCGAAATGAACTGCCGCAAACTCGGATTCGCCGCTTCGGACTTCGACTCCATGACCATGCCGGAGCTTTACCTGCGGCTGTGCCTGGCCTGCGAGAGGGAGGACTGATGGACGCCGTGATCGCCTGGATCGGGGGCAAGAGACTGCTCCGCAAGGAAATCGCCAAGTACGTGCCGCAGGGCATCCAGGGCTACATCGAGCCGTTCGGCGGCGCGGCCTGGGTAATGCTGTTTCGCGAGCGCTGGGCGGGGCTGGAGGTCTATAACGATCTCGACAACCGGCTCGTGAACCTCTTCCTGCAAGTGAAATACCACCCTGAGGAGTTGATTCGGGAACTCGATCTGATGCTGGCCTCCCGCAAGCTTTTCTACGACGTGATGAAGCAGGAGGGCTTTACCGAAATCCAGCGCGCGGCGCGGTTCCTGTGGCTCATCACCCGCTCGTTCGGGGGCAAGGGCGACAGCTTCGGCACCTCGCAGAAGCAGGGCGTATCCAGCCTGCAGAACCGCCTGGAGCGCGTGCGGGAACTGAGCCGCAGGCTTGATCGGGTCGTGATCGAGAACCTCGACTACGCCGAACTCATCGCCAAGTACGACCACCCGGACAACTTCTTCTACTGCGACCCGCCCTACACCACCGGCTACACCTACGCCAACTCCAAGCGATTCAGCCACGAAGCGCTCAGGGATGTCCTCGGTGAGGTGAAAGGTCGCTGGATACTCTCGTACGACGACAATCCGATGATTCACGAGCTGTACAAGGGCTTTGAGATGAAGCAGGTAACCCGCGCCAAGGGCATCAACCGCAAGGAAGGCAAGATGGACTACGCCGAGGTCATCATCGCCAACTTCCCGCTGGAGGAGCAATGATGAACTCCGTCATCTCCTGGGTGGGCGGCAAGCGCCTGCTGCGCAAGCAGATCATCCCGATGATCCCCAAGCACGACACCTACTGCGAGGTCTTTGGCGGGGCGGGGTGGGTGCTGTTCGGCAAGTCGGCCGACAAGAAGGACTGGTTGCCGGAGCACACCCGGCGCGACCGTGGCTACACCGAGGTGTACAACGACATCAACGGCGAGCTGGTGAACTTCTGGCGCTACATCAAGATGCACCCGGAGGCCTTCGCCGCCGAGCTGAACACGTTCCTGGTGGGCCGCGAGACCTTCGAGGAGTTCAAGGCGGGGCGTCCGCGCACCGAGCTGGAAAAGGCGGTGTGGTTCTACTACAAACTGGCCTGCTCGTACGGCAGCCAGAGCAAGAACTTCAGCATCATGCACGGTCACCGCTATATGCCGCTGCGCAACGAGGAGCGGGTGAAGGAAGCCTCGGAACGCCTGCGCGACGTCATCATCGAGAACATGGACTTCGAGCGGCTGATTGCCCGTTACGACGGCCCGGATACCTTCTTCTACCTCGATCCGCCCTACTACACCAAGGAACGGCTCTACGAGCGCGACGACGCCGAGGCCTTCACCCGTCACGAAGATCTGGCGGCGATCCTGAAGGGGATCAGGGGAAAATTCCTGCTCTCGTACAACGACGACCCGTTCGTGCGGCAACTCTATGCGGGATGCACGATTGACGAGGTGGAAGCCACCTATTCCGTCTCCGGGCAGAAGCAACGCCAGGTCGAACTGCTGATTCGGAACTACTGATGCCCGAACTGTCGTTTCGTCTGATTATCGATTCCAGCGGAGCCGAGGCCAAGCTGGAGCAGACCGGCGCGCAGGCCAGCCAGACGCGCGAGCAGGTGGAAAAGCCCGTCACGCTCAAGGTGCAGGCCGAGACCGCCCTCGCCACCATCCGCGACCTGAAAATCGCCTTCGACGGCGTGCTGCAGGTGGTCAGGGGCGTGACATCGGGCATCAACGGCTTCCTGGACGCCTCGCTCAAGCAGCGCCAGGCGGTGATTTTGTCGAAAATCGCTTTCGGGGAGCAGGCCGCCGAGATGGGCAGGTTCGCCAGCCAAATGCAGGAGGTGACCAACTTCGGCGACGAGCAACTGCTGCCCCTGATGTCCAAGCTGGCGCAGACCTTCCACCTGAACACCGAGCAGATTCAGCAGCTTACGCCCGCGATCCTGGACTTCGCCGAGGCCAACAAGGCCACCGGCATGACCGTGGAGAGCGCCTTCGACCTGATGGGCCGCGCCCTGAACGGGCACACCGAGATGCTGGGCCGCTACGGGCTGGAGCTGGACGAGAACAAGATCAAGACGGAAGGCGTGACCTACCTGGTTGAAAAACTCACCGCCGATTACGGCGGCACGGCCAGCGCGCTGGCCGACCTGCGTACCCAGAACGCCAACACCTGGGGCGATATCCGCGAGACCGTCGGCGACATGCTGAACGTGCTCGTCGCGCCGCTGCTGACGGGCCTCAAGAACCTCTTCACCTGGTTCAACAACCTCTCGCCGGTGATGCGCGGCTTCGTAACCGGCCTCGCCGTCGCCATCCCCACCATCGTGAGCGTGACCTCGGTCATCACCGGGCTGACGGTGGCCATCAACGCGCTCAAGGTCGCCATCAACCCCGTGGCGGGAGTCATCGGCATCGTCGTGGGGGCCCTGGCCGCGCTGGGGTTCGCCTACGCCTCCACCAAGCTGGCATCGAGCAACGCCACCGACGCCCAGCAGGACTTCCGGCAGGAGGTCGAGCGCACCACCAGGAGCGTGGATGAACTGGTCGAGGAGCAGCGGGAGATTGCCACCAGCATCGATTACGACGAGGCCCGCAGGCGGCTCGCGGCCGTGCAGGAGGAGCTGGCTCGTTACCGGAAGACCCTCGAGGCGATGAAGCAGGGCCCGGTGCTGGTGAGCGCGGACTTCGACGCCTCCAAGATGGACGAGATGCTGGCCGAGGAGCAGGCACTCAAGGAGCGCATCCGAAACGAGGATGCGGCGGCACAGGCGGAGTTCTACCGTGAGAAGACCCGGCTGGACAGGGAGGCTTCTCTGGAGGGAATCGCGCTGCTGGAGTACCGGCTGGCGGAAGAGCGCCGGGCTTACGACGAGATGGGTGAATTGGACGCCTCGAACGCGGAGCGGAAACAGTCCGCCTACGAGCGTATCAAGAGCCTGGAGAAGCAGCTCGCGCAGGCGCATGAGGACGCGACGGATAACCTCGCGGCCCTCGACGCCAAGTATTCCACCGCGCTCATTGAGGACGCCACCGCCCGTACCCAGCGCGAGCTGGAGATCGAGCGGGATGCGGAGTTGCAGAAGGCGCAGGCACTCGGCGCGTCGGAAGCGTTGCTGCTGAACATCCGCGCCGCCTACGCCAAACGCATCACCCAGGTCGAGGCCGACGCAGAGGCGGAGCGGGTGAAGAACGCCGAGACCGAGGCCCGTGAGAAGGAGCGCGTCGCCCAGGAAGCCGCACGCGCGGAAGAAGAGAACGCCGACACCCGCGCCGAGTTCTTCCAGGCGCAGCTCACTTACGAGAACAACGAGTATCAGGCGCAAATCGACGCCATCGACAACTACTACGCCCAGCGGCGCGAGAAGCTTTCGTCCGCCGGGATCACCGAGGAGCAGATTACCCGGCAGTCGGAGATGGCCAAGCAGCGCATCCGCGAGGAGTTCGAGAAGCGACACATCCAGGGCGTCTCCGGTATTCTCGGCAACCTCGCCAAGACTTCGCAAGCCTTCGGCAAGAAGGGCTTCGCGCTGTGGAAGACCTTTGCCATCGCACAAGCCCTGGTGGACACCTACGCCTCCGCGACCGCCGCTTTCAAGGCGATGGCGGGTATTCCCATCGTCGGACCCGGACTGGCTATCGCAGCCGCTGCCGCAGCCGTCGGAGCGGGACTGGCCAACGTCGCCCAAATCTCCAAGACCGAACCGCCGAAAGCGGCGAAGGGCGGTCTGTTACATGGCGCGTCCCATGCGCAGGGCGGCATCCTCATCGAGGCCGAAGGCGACGAGTACATCACCGCCAGGGAGCGGGTGAAGTCGCTGGGGACGGGGCTGTTCAACTTTCTCAACTTCGCGCCCCTGGGGCAGGTGAAGGCCGCGCTGGGCAACCTCGCGTTTCCCGCCTTTCCCGTGCCCGAACCGAAGCCGGTTTACGCCTCCGGAGGGTCTGTGGGCGGCTCCGGATCACTCTCCGATCTCATCGACGCCGTGTATTCCATGCGGGACGAGATCGTCACCACGATCCGGGCGCAACAACTGAGCCTTACGATCAGCGTCGATCCGCTCTCGAACGATCCCGTGAAGATCAGCGAGCTGGCCGACACCGGCAAGCGCATCCGGGCCGAGGTGTAGGCGTGGCGAGCCTGTTTCGCGTCGACTTCCTGATGTCAGACACCACCGCCTCTGACTACGGTCAGATCAAGCATACTCTGACCGACACGACGGATAACCGACTATTGGTTTCTCTTACGCTCTCGGCGGACAAACTCGCCTCCGTCTCCAACTACACCCGCGAGCCGAAGCGCCTCGTTTTCGAGTGCTTTCCGGACGACTGGCTAACCGCGAACCTCATGTCCGGCACCCAGGAGTTCGAGCGGTACATCAGCAAGTACGAGATCAAGGCTTACCGCGACGGCGTCCTCATCTTCACCGGCATCATCGACACCAGTCTGCTGAGCTACGATTATTCGACGCAGATCCTCAAGATCACCTGCTACGACAAGATTCGGCTGTTCTCCATCTATTCCGACATCGAGCAGTATTTCGGCCTCACGGCGGGTTACCAACCCTCCTGGCTGATCGGTTACTTCATCCAGACCATCCAGCAGCGCATCCCCGTGAACGTCGGCCAGAGCAACCAGTTCGTGCTCCCCACACTCTCCCAGAGCAACCTCACCCTGTGCACCGTTACCTATCAGGACATGGAGCAGCTTCCGGCCGACTCCGGCGGCTGGACGTATTCCTTACATTCATCTGGTTGGGGCTACCCCAAGTACGGCTACATCCTGGACGCGACGGCCAACAAAGCCACCTTCTGCTTCGCGCACAAGAAGGTCATCCAGGCGCACTACGCCAACCCCGCGCAAGACCAGTACCGGGGCCGCTTCCGGGGTCGTATCTGGAAGTTTTTCAATAACATCTGTCCGCTCTACTACGACTACGACGAGACCGCGTCATGGACATCCACGCTGGCCGCCCTCGACGACGACTACAACGACTTGATAGCCTTCTTCACCGAACACGGCATCGCCGAAGCGAGCCTGGACAGCCTCGCTCAGACCGGCGCGCTCAACGGCAACGCCTACAACTCCAGTCACAGCGTGCACGTGTCGGTGATGGGGCACTTTTCGGGCAACGTCCTGCCCTCCATGCTGCATCCGGGCAAGGCCTACGAGACCATGCAGGACGACAAGACCGGCAACCTCAAGGCGCTCCAGACCATGCTGTTGCTCTACAACGCCACCATTTACTCCGACGTCTATGGCAACATCGTATTCCGCAACAAGAGCGCCTACAGCACCGCGATTATCGACATCGCCGACACCGACGTCGTCTCGCTTACGACGAAGCGCGGCAACCAGGAAAAGCCGGAGCTGAGCGTGCTGGAGACCCTCTGCGGCGACACGACCACGCTGGCCGCTCTGCTCAGGGACAACCTGATGGACTTCTATGATGGCAAGTGGGAAATCGCCGCGACCGTCGATTCCCTATCCTTATATAATATTCTGCTGTTCAGCCGCATCCGCATCAGGAGCGTCATCTACGTCGTGACCGAGGTGACCCGCGACTTTCAGAACGACGAGTACAAACTCAAGGCGTGGCAGCTATGAACGGCTGGCGCATGATTCGGGTAAGCACTGGCAACAGCGTCTATGCCTGCGAGCGGGGCACGGTCGAGTACACACCCAAGCTCAAGTACCGCATCGAGAAGAAGAACGCCTTCGACCCGGCTTTCATCCACCGGCGCGAACCCTACCGCGAGGACGAGTTCACCGTTGAAGCGCCCCTGCTGCCGGAGTTCTACGCCAGTCTGCTGTACTTCCTCACCCAGCCAGGCACGTTCTACCTGGAGTTCGACCACGCCGGGGCCAGGAAGCAGTTCCCGGTCACCATAGACAGTCTGCCCAGGTGCGCGGACGACCTGCACGAGTACCGCGACGCGGTCAAGTTCACGCTGGAAAGCCGCTACACCGGCACGCCGACCGTCATCAACTTCGACATTGTAATCCCCCAGGAAGACGACGACACCACCATAACCACAGGATAAAACCATGTACAAATACGGCACGAGCTACTACAAACTCGAGGGCGAAAAGCGCTTGCCCGTCTCCGGACTGGAAGTGCGGCTGCTTCGCCCCGGAAGCGCCTGGCAGAGCGGCCTCCTATTGACCGAGGTCGAGCCCGGCTCAGGCTACTACGAGACCGACGAGTTCGGCGCGGACGTCTGCGGCCTCTACGAAATCTGGGACACCCGCTACGACCAGAACGGCAGCTTCAGCGGCAAGACCTGCATCATCGGCCCGCTCGACGCCCTGGG